CGGGAGTTCGATTCTCCCCACCTCCACCAAAAGCATAGATAGACGTTATATTGGCTTCAGATCGCAACTAGCGAATATATCGAGACAGTTCCTAAAAAGTCTTTGATGGAATTCTGTGCTTCTGATGGGGGTGACTAGGTTTCGACAGGGCAATAAGTAAGAAGATGGACAACTCGAGACAGATACTCGCTAAAAGTAAAACAACGTAAACGCAAACGACGAACTGTTCGCATTAGCAGCCTAAACACTGCTTAGGGTTTCGGTAGCTTTCCTCGTAACAGAATAAGCTACCAACTATTAACTAGGAGATCATATGAAGTTTCTAAATGTTTTATTTTTATCAATCGGTTTAGTAACATTTGCAACTGCAGCAGAAAATAAACCAGCTGTTGCAACACCTGCTGTTACTAAAGCAGATGCAGGTAAACCTGCGCAGAATGATAACTGTGTCAAGAAGGACAAGAAAGGTAAATGTCCTCCACCACCAAAAGGTAATAAACCAACACCAAAGAAAAAAGCAGCATAATTATGCATATGGATTTACAATCCTATGTTAAAGTTTATAACAATTGGATTGATGAAAGAAATTGTGATCTTAGTTTAGAAGAATTACAGTTGGATTTAACTTCTTGGAAACAACATACTTACTATAATCCAATTAGTGATAAATCTGTAGCACTAAATGCTGATAAAGAATTTGATTATTCTTATAATATTATATCTTCTACACCCTACATAATGAAACGTATTGGTGATGTTGTTACGAAATATATTGAGGATTGTAAAATTTCTTGGATGCCACATTTGAGTGCATATACTGAAGTTAGATTTAATAAGTATACAAAAGATACTTTGATGTCTGAGCATGCTGACCATATTCATTCTATTTTTGATGGAACACGAAAGGGTATTCCAACTCTTTCCTGTTTAGCTTTGTTAAATGATGATTTTGTTGGTGGAGAATTTGTAATGTTTGGAGACAAACACTATGAATTAAAAAAAGGAGATATGATGATTTTTCCATCTAATTTTTTATATCCACATCGTGTTGAACCAGTAACATCTGGAACTCGTTATTCCTGCGTCTCATGGGTTTATTGAATTCCTAAATAATTATACAGAGGGTTGGTGAACCCTACAAAATCACCATTACACACAACACACTAAAGGAGAAGTAAATGTCAAATCTGACACCGTTCGAGATTCGCCTTGAACTATTAAAAATGGCGAAAGACATGCTTAACGATGAATACTACGGTAAGCGTGAACAAATTAGCAACGACTGGCAAATGAAAGTCGAATCTGCTAAACTCAATGGTGGCACTATTCCTGATCATCCAGGATTCCCTGCTATCCCATCCGAACTCGACATCATTGCAAAGGCTCAGGTCTTGAATGGTTTCGTTTCAAATATCCCCCAAGATACAAAGACTATAAGCAAAAAGTCAACCTGATATGGGATTGGAGAAGTGCATTCGTGCACTTCTCTTTAACTAATTAAGGAGATTATATGCATAAGCGCATACTAATATTATTAACATTAATGCTCGTTAGTTGTTTAAGTATATCAACAACATCGTTCTCATCAGATAAAGTACTAGATATTGAATATCATCAACTAACAAAAGAAGCAAGAAAAGAAATTGATTGTCTAGCAGACAATGTGTATCATGAAGCTGGTTATGAAGCAGAACAGGGACGAATGGCAGTAGCATTCGTTACATTGAATAGGGTACAAGACCCAAGATTCCCAAAAGATATTTGCAGTGTAGTTAAACAAAAAAATAACTACACATGTCAGTTCACATGGATGTGTGAAAATAAAATTACTAATAGACAGAAACAACAGTATGAACTATCACGTGAAGCAGCGTTGTATGTATACGCTAATTATGAAAAATTGAAAGATATCACCAAAGGCGCATTATACTATCATGCGGATTACGTGAATCCTAAATGGAAACTACAAAAGACTGTAGTTATTGGAAGACATATATTTTATAGGGAAAGAGGAACATATGATGCGCAAATTAAATCTACAACTGAACGAGACAGAGGACGCACAACACTCGTTCTTCTTGCTGATGGAAGAAATTAATCTACAAACTGCTAAACAAACAGTTGAGTGGATTTTTGAATGTAACTTCCAAGAAGAAAGACCTGATCTATTAAATTTGATTATCACTTCTCCTGGAGGTGACTTGAATGCAGCATTTGCTATTATTGATACCATGCGTGGTTCTGCCATTCCAATTCGTACAATTGGTCTTGGTCAGATTGCTTCTGCTGGACTTATGATTTTCATTGCTGGTGCAAAAGGTAAGAGACTTCTGACACCTAATACATCAATTTTATCGCACCAGTATTCATGGGGTGCATTTGGAAAAGAGCATGAGTTATTTGCAACTGTTAAAGAGTTTGATTTGACTACTAAGAAGATGATTGCTCACTATAAAAAGTGTAGTGGATTGTCTGAGGCGAAAATTAAAGAGTTGTTGTTACCACCACAGGATATGTGGTTGAGCCCATTAGAAGCTAAAAAATTAGGACTATGCGACGATGTTAAAGAACTTAATTAAATACTTAAGATATTCTGGTGTATGGATAGGATTCGTTTTAAATCCATTTCACTGGAACTTTCAATTTCAACTGTTAAAACCAACAGAAATGGATCCACATCAACGTGGATTGTATATTAATTTCGGACCATTCTGGTTAAGAATGGTGATTGATGATGGTACTTACTAAAATAAAGGATTTTATAATGAATGATAATGTTCTCACAGTTTCTATTGCGTTAGTTGTTCTTAGTATGATCGGTGCAGTTACGTTTTATCAGTACTCTGAATTGAAGTCACTTGAACGCAATGTAGAGTCTGCAATCGTTAAGGGTATCGATCCAGTTGCAGTTAGATGTGCATATGCAAAACAGACCGATACAATCTGTATCGCCTATGGGACTGCTGTTCGCCCAAAGTAAGGAAATAACCCCTCTAGTCTAGGGGTTATTTTCCCCTGTAAAATCAACAACTTACGAGCGTCCAGAAAGTTGTTGTCTTTAATTGACTATTGGAGCATAATATACCTTATCGTGATTAAGAAAGGTTTATTATGAGTCTTCTAACAGTCGGTAATCCAAAATTGCTAAAGGGTCAGGCACAGGGATATCTCTCGTCAGTCCTTCATCTAGCACCAGCAGACTTGTCTGGAAAAGAAGTCTGCCCTAAGCGGACTGCTGGATGTACAGCTGCATGTTTGAATCTAGCTGGACGTGGTGGCATCTTCAAGAAAGGTGAGTCCACTAATGTGATTCAACAAGCACGTATTCGCAAGACAAAGCTGTTTTTTGAGAATCGTTCAGCATTTATTTCACAGTTGCTTAACGATATCGTCAAGACCATCAAGTATGCAGAAAAGAAGGGACTAATCCCTGTCTTTCGATTGAATGGCACCAGTGACTTGTCATGGGAGAAGTATGAGATTCTGGAAGGACGCAATATTTTCCAGATGTTCCCACAAGTGCAATTTTATGACTACACTAAGGTGCTTGGTCGTAAAGTTGGTGACATTCCAAACTACCACCTAACATTCTCTAATGCCGATGGAAACATCAATGATGTGCTTGCTGCAAAACAGGCAGGATTGAACATTGCTGTTGTTTTCAAGAAAGAATTACCGAAGACTTATCTTGGTCTTCCAGTGATTAATGGGGATGAAACAGACTTGCGTTTCTTGGATCCCAAAGGTGTTATCGTTGGACTTAAAGCCAAAGGTAAAGCGAAGAAAGATACATCTGGTTTTGTGGTGTAATTATGAAAACTATTGATTTTATTAAAGACCATTGTATTTTACATGATGACGAAGTCACATATGATGAGATGGACAAAAGATTTAGATTACAACACTATACAGATATGACATCTAAAGGTGTTTATTTCTTTACTGTGTTAGATGATATTATGAAAGTCGGCATGGCTGATGGCCAGCGAGGATTTTATGATAGATTCTCAAAATATAATTGTTACCAACAAACTCAGTTTGAAAAGAAAGTATCTAGTACAACTAGCATGTATTATGGTATGCAGAAAATCTATGCAAAGTATGGCAAGAGAGTTCATATGCAAGTATGGGTTCATCCAATGGAACCTGTACTAAAAGTATACCATGGTATAGTAGTGCCATCTTCTATAGTTCGTGGATTTGAATATGAGGTGTCACATCAAGCTAGAAGGGAAAGACATTCTATGCTTCTCTCTACACAAAATTAATGGTTGACTTTTAAACGTAAATGGAGTATAATATATTATGCAATTATTGATTGGATTTATTATGGGTGTTATTGTTGCAACTGTAGGATTTAGTAATTTTGCTAATTTTGCAGATCGTCAACTTGATAGCGCAAAGGTTATAATTAAGGAGAATGTGAAATGAAGAAGAGTATTATATCAATGGCAGTTCTTGCTGTATTTCTTACTGGATGTGCGTCTACAAGTAAGAGTCCACCGCCTGTCACCAAAGTTGAAAATAAACTGGAGATGAAACCAGATATTAGAAAAGCAGAAGCAGAATTTCTTGAAACAGCTGGAACAGTGCAGCTGCAGTTCTCAGAAGAGGGTGATTGGCTGTTAATCAAAACATCAGGTACAGCACCTATCAACTTCAACCATGCTCAGGGTCGTGAAGACGCATTCCTGTTAGCAACGATGCGTGCAAAGCGTAATCTAGTTGAGTTTTTAAACAACGATATCAAGTCTGGTAAGGCAGTCGAGAATGTGACAAAGACTGCATTGAAAGACATCGTTACATCTAATGGTTCTGAGAATAGTAAACGAAGTAAAGATACCAAGTCTGATGAATTGTTCGGAAGTGACACAGAAGTAGACCACTCTCAATATAGTCAGGAAGAGCGTAACAGAGCCAGTAAAATTTCACAGTCTGTGACAGAAAATATTAATGATAATTCTCAGGGTATTCTACGTGGTGCTTATATTTCCAATCGTAGTATTGATCGTGAGTCTAATATGGTTGCTGTGACACTTATGGTTTCCAAGAAAAGTATCAATGCTGCAGCTGTTGTGCGCACTCAAATGAATGGTTTCTAATGAACAAGACTCTTCTTTCTCTTTTGTTGATATCTACATTCGCTTCTGCTGAAGAAGTGCGTGTGACTGGTTATGGTGCCACCTATGCTTCTGCATTAGAGAATGCAAAGACGCAGGCACTAGAGAAAGGTGCAAGCACATTCATCATCGGTGAAAACCATGCTAAGAATGGAAAGGTTACTGAGGAAATTGATCAGTATAATGGTGGAGTTATCAAAACATATAAAATTGTTTCGAAAAACTTCACACCTGTTGGGTATGAAGTAGAGATCATTGCAGATGTTGTC